TTGTACTTTACCGGAATTAATAACGGTGTCGGTATAAGGACTATGAGCGGTAATAGTTCCGTAAATGATACTCTTGAAGGTTCAATGAAAATTATTGAAATATTTGAGAGTACACAGCAGGGCCAAAAGTATTTTTTTGTTTATGCTGAAAATTCCACAAAAGGCCAATTTTACAATTTGAATATATTAACAGGTACGCTTTCTCTTTTAAAAGATAATATCACGGTTACCGGAAAAGCGCAGGGATTAGATTTAATTCAGGGTTATTCTGATTTATTTTTCTTTACCAACGGCGCTCAAATGTTTACTGTTGAAATGGGTATTTCAACTCCAAATGTTATAACTGATATGGAGCCGGTTGATAGAAATGGTGATGATGTACTCGGCTTATGCTGTGCTTTATACGCTAACAGACTTTTTATAAGTAATGGTAATATGCTCTGGTGGTCTGTTACATCAAATATTTATGATTTTGCAACTGCAGATTCAGGGTGGACCACAAGCGCCGGTTATATAGAATTATTAAAACCGGTTACGGCCTTGCACAATTATCTCGACTCATTGGCGATTTTTTATAATGATAGTTCGTGTCTTTTGAGCGAAAATAGTGGAGAATTTGCTATAAGCGAGGAGAGTCCGGGGGGCTGTGCAGGTGCAAGCGCTCTTGTTTTCCACGACACAAATTTATACTTTTACGACCATACAAAAAAATCTGTATTTTCATTCAAGCAGGTTATAAGTGGACAAAAAACTCTGGGTGAAAATATTGCCGTCGATATTCAGGAAATTTTACAAGAAATTGACGATACAAAACTCGACGAGATTAAAACGCTTTCCGTATTCGTTGAAGGCCGTAATGAAATATGGTGGATAATTCCAACAAATGAGACATACGAACATATTACAACTTCCGGAAATACCGTAACAAAAACAGAAAAACCAGCCTCAATAATTCTTATTTATGATTATCTGAAGGGTGAATGGGTTAAAAGAAAATCGCAGAAAATTAATACAGCCTGTGTAGTTGATAGTAAATTATATTCAGGCACTGACGACGGGAATGTTTTAGCAGAATATACATCAAACACATTTAACGGCCAATATATTCAGCATTATTATAATTGCTCGGCTTGGAATTTGGGCGCTATGAACACATTAAAGGTTTTAGTATTGCCGCCGCGTGTTTCATTCGGTATGCCTTATTCAAACTCTTTTTATGTCAAATATATCAAGAATTATAACACTATTAAAAAACCAAAAATTAAACTTATAAAATCAAAAGTTAAAAACTTTATGACTTGGGGCTTGGGCCATTGGGGAGTTGATTATTGGTTGAATAAAAATACAAGCGTTATAGGAAAATTCCCTAATGCGACATTCAAGGTTCTCGAAATGAGTATTTATACAGAAAATGTGAACCAGAATTTTGCAATCAGGAATATAGAATTCAGTAAAATTAAGGTTAAACAAGTATGATTGAAGTCAGAATTCCTTTTGACGGTGATTTTGAATATGAAAAATGCAAGAGCTTATATCGTAAATGCCAGAGATATATTGGCGACGACCAGCCGTTTAGGGCAATTATTAACAATACTTATTTTTACTCTTTTTATCTTGACGGTGTTCTTATCGGCTGCATTTACTGTTTTTATCGCGGTGATGATTTATACTTAAACGGATTTGCAACGAGACATCATCACGAGGCAAATATGGAGGCTATGAGAATGGTTTTATCATATTTTGATTGCGATATTTACTCCGAGTCGATTAGAAAAACGGCAATATATTGCTTATTAGAATTGGGCTTTAAAAAACAAAAAGGAAATATTTATAAATACGAAAGGAAATAAAAATGGGCGGAGGTTCTAAATCTAGCAGCACAAGTTCAACAACTTACAAAGACACAACTACATCAAATCCCTATGTTACATCACATACAACTAATAAGGGTACAACTACAACATTACAGCCAAACACGGCTATCTCAAAGTTGTACAATTTTTCTAATGCAAATATTGATAATTTGCTTAATGAGTATTTAAATCCGTCGTTAGACACGGCTACCAATAGGGCAAAAATGGATTTATTCCAGCGTGAATTGGACGACACAACACGCCAGAATTTGGAAAATAATATTATTGCTCCACTTTCACAAAGGAATATGATAAGAAGTTCACAGGCCACAGATTTATATAATAATCTTGCAAAACAAAATAATCGTGCGATTGCAGATTATGCAAGTAATTTACTTGCCTCAAGTCAAGCCGATACGGGCAACATAGTAAATAATCTTATGAATATGGTATTGCAGGGTTACAATGTTATTTCTGGAAACCAAGCACAATCTTTACAGACAAGTTCAGGAAATGCGACAAGGACCGGAACTTCAAGCAGTTCATCTTATGGTATGTAGGAGGACAAAATGACTTTTAATTATAACAGATATATTGAAGAATTACTCGAACAGGAACAACAAAATCAAGGTTCTCCTTATCAAAATTTAAAAAGAATGACCGGAAAAGTTTATAAAACCGGTAAAAATATGGCCAGCGTCGGAGACTATATGCAAAATAATTTCAGCAATCCGACAATGCAAAAAGTAGGTTCATTCCTTAATAAAAACGGCCAAAGCATAGCAAATGGGGCAAATAATGTTAACAATGTAATTTCTCCTCAAAATTATTTTAAAGGTTTTGCCCCAAAGCCGTTTAGTGGTTTAAGTGGTTCGGCCACAAGCGGAACCGCTGGAGCAGGGAGTGGAGCAACTGCAGGAGGAGCAGCGTCGACAGTTGGAACCTTGCCGCCAATGGGTATGGGTGCGGCCGCAGGAACCGGAGCAGGAACCAGCGCAATAGGTAATGCAATTGGTTCAGAAGTAGCAGGGGCAACTGCTGGCGGTTCGGCTTTAACGGGTGCAATATCAAGTGCGGCGCCAATGGCAACTACTGCAGGATTAGGAGCAGGAACGGCCGCAGGCGCAGGAAGTTTAGCAGGTGGAACCGCAGCCGGAGGAGCAGCAGCCGGAGCAGGGGGAGCGGCAGCAGGCGGAGCAGCCGGAGCAGGTGCGGGCGGTGCTGCAGCAGGAGGCGCGGCCGCTGGTGGTGGTGCTGCAAGTGGAGCAGCAGCGGCAGGCCCGATTGGTGCTTTAGTTGCTTTGGGAGTTATGGCCGCTATGGGTACGAACCGCAAAAGAGCAAAAAAGAGTGGCCAAGCCTTATTAAGTTCTTTAAATAAAGAGGGCGAGGCCGCATTAAATCAGACAAATGAATTTGCAAAGAACGCAAACAATCAGATACAGGATTATTCACAACAAATGTTACCAACTAATAATGGGCCAACAGGAGGGGCAGCGCCGGTGCAACAACAATTATCACCTATACAAGAATATCAGAATTATTTAAGAAGTCAGGGTTATGATGAAAATGTTATAAATGGGGTGCCGCAAGGGTTAAACAGCGGTAATAAAGATATTGCCGATTGGATTAACCAATATAATAGTGGCGCTGGAAAAGATAACCCGATAAATATACCTCAAACCGAGGAAGATATAGCGGCAGCAAAGGCAGGAAGTTTTAATGTTCCTACGCAAAACGCAGAGGCAACACTAAAGCAAGGTATTTTAGACAAGTTTTTAAGTGGTATCGGTGATTTGGCAAGCGGATTTCAGGAGAATAGAAATAACGGATTCAAGGCTGAAAATCTACAAAGAGACGATAGTAAAAGCAAAATGAATAGAATTGGTGAGGCCCTTGGAACTACGGCAAGAATTGCTCAAAATCCACTTGTACAGGGTTTAGTTGCTGGCGGTCTTTCAACCGCTTTGACAGGCAATCCTTTGTTTGGTTTGGGTAAAGGTTATGAATTTGCTAACAATAGGGCTATGAGCAATTTAAGAGCGCAGGCCTTAAGAGATTACGGAATAAACGCTCCTGACGCTGGTATGTTTGGCAATTATTCAAGTAATGATTTCAATACAATCGGAAATCTTGAAATGAAAAATATAACAAATCAATTATTAAGAGATAAATTGGCTGAAAACGAAAATTATCACAGAGGTTTACTTGAAAATAAGGAAAATGCTTTACAAGTGGCCAAGGACAAAATGGCAGCAGATAATAATTATAAAGCCCAGAAGTTAGCGCTTGATAAAGAAAAAGTTGCGGCCTATAAAGACTCTGTTAAAAATCGTGGGGGAAATCCTGAAATGAATAGCGATTTAGCGGAGTATTTTGAGATTATGAAGGGTTCTGATGAAAATGCAAAGAATTATGCGAGAAAAACTTTTATAACTCGCTATGGTAAGGACCCAGATAAATTATTCAAGAGCGACGATACAACTTTACTTTTACAGGCGTTATTAGGGGATTAGTTAATGAGTTTATTAGACGGATATAAAAAAGAAGAAGGATTGCCGAGACAAAGAAGTTTATTAGAGGGATATGAGCCGGAACCGACACCACCGGAACCGACTTTCGCAGATAAACATCCTTTTGTTTCATCAATTCCGGAGGCTGGTAAGCAGTTTGGTACAAGAGCGGTTAAATCTTTCCCAGAATTTGGAAAAGGTTTAAACGATTTAGTTGCTTTGGTTGGTGATAAAACCGGCATGAATGGTCTGTCTGAATTTGGCCGATTTAATGCCAGATATTGGGATGATGTTGCAAATAATATTAAGGTTGACCCAAAGTATCAGGGTTTAAATGGCTTAAAATCTAAAGAAACATTTTTACCTACACTAGCAGGTGAGATAGGCGGCCAAGCAACAAATTTACTTATGGCTGCTGGCGGTGGTGCTGGTGGCGGTATGGCTGCAAAGGCCGCAGGCCTCGGAAAATTAGGAACAGGTGTAGCGACTACTGCAGGTGTTGCAATTCCTAATGTCGCGCAAGAGGGAGAATATCTTGACAAAGTAGAGGCGTTTAAAAATATAAACGGAAGATTGCCGAACGCTGACGAATTAAAAACAATACAAAATGCGGCATTAAGCGAAAAAGCCATTAATACAATTCTCGAAACCGCAGCAGACAGATTACTCTTTACAAAGTTATTCCCACAGGGAACGGCCTCAAAGGGTATAAAAAATATTGCTAAAAATTCTGTAGAACAGGCCCTAACAGAAGGATTGACCGAAACCGCGCAAGAAGGTGTTAGTGTTGGTACAGAAAAATATCTAGGCCTAAATCAAAATGATTTACAAAACAATTTGAGTAGAATTGGTGAGGCTGGTTTGTTGGGCGGCCTGACCGGTGGTGTTATCGGTGGCGCTACTACTGCCGTATCACAACCTTATGATACACAATTTAATCAGGATAATTTAAACGCTGTTAAAGAAGTGGCCGCAAAGGTTCTTAATAATGGCAAAGAATTATATAACTCACAGCCTACGGCTTTTGACGCTATGCGCAATCTTTCAGAACAGGGTACATATACTCCGAGCATAGAAGAAATCGCGCCAAAAACAGTAGAAAAAATGGCTACTGATAATGGCGTTAAAAAGAGCAGGGCCGAGGCAAAAAAAGCGGCTACGCAGAGAGTTATTGAGGCATTGGCCCCGAACACGGCAGCAAAAGAACAGGCCGCACAACAGGAAACACAACAGGAAGTAAAACCCGAAATTCAACCTGAAACACAACCGGAAGTAAAACAAGTTTCAAGTGAGATTGAGAAAATAGCGCCTAAAACCGCTAAAAAAGTAAAAAATAAAAATCAGCGTGTAGAAAACACAGAAAATTTACAAGCAAATGAAACTGCGAGTACGGAAGGTAACACAATTGAAAAAATCGCTCCGAAAACAACTAAAAAGATTAAAGAGCAAAAAGCCGCTGCAGATATTTCCGGCGAAAATATCAGAGTCGGCCTTGATGAAAATGGCGATTTACAACATTATGACATTTCGGATCCAAAAAATATTAAGAAGGTTGGGGAACCTATTTATAATGAAAGTACTCATATAAATAGAGAATTAGCAAAAAATCAGGATTTAGTTAAAAAGATTGCT